GTTTCACACATTCACAAAAAAGGAGCGAGTGATACGCAGACCACTATCTTTACACCACTTACATAGAAAGTTGGTTGATATCATTCGCTCTCACAAATACGAAGAAGAAAGAAAGTCTAATGTACAAGCATACATGACTAATTATTTTTTACATGGACAATATGAATCAGTCAATGAAGTTTGTAATTCTGCAATAGACATTATAAAAAGTTTACAAGTCAAAGACCAGAAAGGAACTCTAGACAAATTTTTTACTTTTGATTGTTGGGGTGCAATCTATAACGAGAGTGATTTTACCAAACCCCATACCCATGGCCCTGCATTGTGGTCTTGGGTTTATTATATACAAGTACCCAACAATGCCCCACCCTTATATTTTCCACAAGCAAAATTGAGAGTACATCCTAAACCAGATGAGATAGTTATCTTCCCTGGCCATGTCATGCATGAAGTACCACATGCAATAGGAATGTCAGATGAAAGAATTGTTCTTGCTGGAAATATCTATCTAGACTATCGCAATACCTAGTATAAATACTATACATGAACGAAAACTATTTTATGGGTCTCGATGGCTTTGTATGGTTTACTGGTGTTGTAGAAAGTAGAGATGACCCTGCAAAACTTGGTAGAGTACAAGTTCGTTGTTTAGGATACCACACAGAAGATTTAAATGATATACCATCGGCAGACTTGCCATGGGCACATGTCATGCATCCAGTCACCGACCCATCCATGCAAGGTATGGGAAACACACCTAGTTTTTTAACAGAGGGAACTTGGGTAATTGGATTCTTTCGTGATGCAAATGAAAAACAACAACCAATCATTATGGGTTCATTACCTGGCGTTCCAACATATGCTGCTGATTCGTCTACAGGATTCAATGACCCAAATGGAAAATATCCTGGCACAATTGCACACTCTGGTCACACGACAGGTGAATCAGATGTATCAAGACTTGCAAGAGATGATGTTGCAGAAACTCATACATCTTTAATTAAACGAAAAGCTTTAGCTGCTAAACTTGTTAAGATACCAAAGGCAACTAAACCAAACTTAGACCCAATCTCAACAACACTCAATAAAGATGACACACCAACTTTCTTTGATGAACCTACACCGAGAGGAAAAGCTGATACAGGAAAGTATCCTTACAATCATGTACATGAATCAGAGTCAGGTCACATACAAGAGATAGATGACACACCAGGCGGAGAGAGATTACAAAGACAACACATGTCTGGCACCTATGAAGAAATAGTAGTAGACGGTTCAAAGACAGTTAAGGTTGTAGGTGATAACTATGAACTGGTTGCTGGAGAATCTAATATATTTGTAAATGGAGATATTAATTTAACAACAAATGGAAACAAAAAAGAATTTATTAAAGGGGATTATGTATTAGAGGTTGGTGGAAACTTTACGAGAAAGATTCATAAGAATGAACAAGTCAAGATTGGTGCTGGTGGTGCTGGTAATCTAGAAGAAATGATTATGGGTAATCATGCACACAATGTTGCTAATTCATATACAGGTTCAATAGGTACAACTAAAGAATCTACAAAAGCAAAAGATTATATTTTAAGTGTTGCTGGTAATTCAGTTACAACCATTGGGGGTGAAGGTCTTATAACTACAACAGAAGATATGACATTACATTCTAATTTAAATCTAACTATAGTTACACAAGATAAATTTGGAGTAGTGACATTAGATGGTAATGTGAGTATAGCTTCTGGTGCATCTATTGGACTTAAATCAGTATCAACAATGAATATTAAATCAGAGGCAGTAGGTACAATGACATTTGCTGGTGATTCAAGTGCGATTAGCTTTACAGGTTCATCAGGCACTATAAATCTTTCTGGTAGTGGAAGTACAATTACAACTACACAAGAAGTTACTGCTAATACTATTGCACTTACAACTCATACACATACTGATACAGAAGGTCTTGCTGCTAACATAACATCGGCACCTAATGCATAGGAGAAAACAATGGCAGATATAAAAATTGATGGAACAGATTCTACTAAGATAAATCTTGATGTAGATGATTCAAATGATTTAGTATTAAATCTAACAGGTGGTGATAAAGGTTTACGATTACATGTATTAGAAACAATTTATCCCATTGGTTCTATTTACACCAATGCTGGTGTTGCAACAAATCCAGGCACACTATTAGGTTTTGGAACATGGTCAGCATTTGGAAGTGGTAGAGTTATAGTAGGTGTTGATTCAACCGATACTGATTTTGATGCAGTACGAGAAACAGGTGGTGCTAAAACACACACATTAACAGTTGCTCAATTAGCAGCTCATACTCACAATGTTACAATGAGTACCAGTGATAGTGATAATGATAATTTATCAGAGGGTAATACTTCAGGTACATCTTTGCATCCAACATCATCAACTGGTGGTGGTGAAGCTCACAATAACTTACAACCATACATCACAGCATATATGTGGAGAAGAACAGCATAGGAGATTAATATGGCAATAAAAGATATGATTAATGCAAGTGTTCCAGGCGCAAGTAGCACTCTTAATAGCACTTTAGGAAAAGTTGGTTCTTTAAAAGATTCTGCCCAAGCACAATTTTCTGATGTAACTGCAGATGCATCTGCAATGAAGTCAGCAGTAGAAGGTCAGGCTGCAAGTTTAGTAGGTGACCTTTCTTCTATGATACCACCACTACCAGAACTTCCAAACTTAAATGCTCAAGGAGCATTCGCTGGATTAGCAGACATTGATATCAATTCTATTTCTGGAGCTTCATCAGTGGCAGATTTAAAAACTTCGTTTGGAGAAACACTAAGCGCACAAGGAATAGATGTAGATTCAGTAGTTTCACAAGTAAAAGATGGCGTAGACATAGGGGGTTTAATACCAAACTTAGAAGTTGGTGCAGATGGTATTCCTTTTGAGTTGCCTGCTAATATAAGTTTTTCTGCCATCACAGGTGCTTTCGAATCATTACCAGAGTTGCCTAAGTTTGATATATCTATAGATGCTGACACTCTTACAGAGTTGAGCAATGATGCGATATCTCTTGTAGAAAATGCTAAAAAAGATATACCACAAAACTTCTCTTTAAGTCTAGATAATACTGATGCACAATCTGTTGTGGATGCTGTTAAAGATAATGTAAAAAAATTTACACCAGTCACAAAACAAAAACCAATTTAAATAAATTAAATTCTTATAGACATTTGTTATAAATAATAATTAAATAACTAGGGGTTTCCAATGTCGGCATATAAAGATGCACAAGCTCAAAATGATATCAGTCGTAATGCTAGACAGTATTCTGATTTAGATTTGTTTTTTGGCAAAAGAGTTGTGGGGTCTGATGTCAATAAAATTACTGATATACAAGCAGTTAAAAGGTCATTAAGAAATCTTGTACAACTAAATGATTTTGAAAAACCATTTCACCCAGAAATATCTGGTGGAATTAGAGATATGTTATTTGAACCTATGACACCAGTAATCGCTGCTATCATAGCAAGAAAAATAGAAGATGTTATACAAAACTTTGAACCAAGATGTCGTTTAGTATCAGTTAGAGCTTTACCAGATTTTGATAGAAACATCTACAATGTATCAATAGAATTTTATGTAGTTAATGCACCCACAGAACTAGTAGACCTATCAGTCATGTTAGAGAGAATAAGATAATGGCAAATGATAAAAGATTAAGAGTAACCGAATTAGATTTTGATAATATCAAAACTAATCTTAAAACATTTTTAAAGGCACAGAACGAATTTAAAGATTATGACTTTGAAGGTTCTGGTATGAATATTTTATTAGATACTCTTGCATACAATACTCACTACTTAGGATTCAATGCTAACATGTTGGCAAATGAAATGTTCTTAGACAGCGCATCACTTCGTTCAAGTGTAGTATCACATGCCAAGTCATTGGGATATGAAACAACATCATCTAGAGCACCTTATGCCACAATCAATATAAGTTTATCAACAGATTCCATAACTAAAACTATGGCATCTGGTACAGCATTTACAACTAGTATTGATGGTGTAGATTATCAGTTTGTTACGATTGCAGATGTGACTGCAAGTAATACAGGAGTTGCTGTTCCTTTTGATAGTGTAAAAATTTATGAGGGTACTTATGTTACATCATCTTATACAGTAGATACTTCTGATGTAGACCAAAGATTTTTATTAACCGATGCAAGAGCAGATACCTCAACACTAACAGTTAAAGTACAAAACTCATCATCTGCTACTACAACTACAACTTATACTAAAGCA